GAAGGGACAAGCTAGCTCCAGATGGATATCTGGACTACCTCGCCAGAGTAAACAGCGCCACACAACATGCTATGCATGGCAATGACACAAGAGCAGAAAGTGTGAGACGTTTAAAGGAGTGGTTACGTAAGGAGGAGGAAATAGCAAAGGCGGAGGACAGCAAAACGAAGATCGTACCTTTGTATAACATCACGGTGAATCAGGATTTCTACATTGGCCAGGAGATAACAGCGTTAGTTGGTCAGGGGGTGTCAACACCGCTGGCCTTTAGTGCGATAACAACCCCACAGGCGGAGGACGCTGTGTTCGATCAGTTGGAGATTGAAAGTTTGGTGACGAACAGTGATCCAAGCGCGACCCAGGCGCATGGGAGTGTTTTTATATGGGCGGGTGACGGGAACGTGACCGTTACTGGAACGTACCCTAATATCGTGATAACACCATTTATCGGCACATTTATACTACTGCACGAAAACACGACTTTTGCCTTTAACCTGTCGGGTGTTAACACGTCTGCAGGAGTTCAGGGTAAGAAGAGAGACGTGTATAAAAATTTCATCTTAGCGCAAGGCAACACAATCTGGGCAATGTACCGAGGTGACACAGAGTTCGCCTCAGTGCTAGTGAATATAAGGGGAAAAATGGTCCCAGCAACACAAAGGGTTCCAAAGGCACTGACACCAAGGGTAGTACCAGCGACAGGAGGACTGGCATTTGCGGGTACGATACTGGCAGCAGCATTCAAAGCGATTGAGGATTTAGTGACGGTAGACGCGAGCACCGCACTCTTCTTCAGCAGTCTAACGACTGACTTGAATTTGTTAGGGGCAATTGGATTGTATACTGCGGCAGCAGTTATATGGTATCTGATGCCAGGAGGTACACCGCCCGTAATTAATTATGGCCAGATTAACTTTGATGCTTCAAATGCGATACTGTTAGGTTCCACAAACCTTAGAGCTATACCAAGAAAGTATACCAGAGCACAGCTGAGGGTAGATCTATCAAATGTAACACTTGCAGTGAACGGCAAGATACAGATGGCCATCTTAACTGGTGAGACGATATCCTTCACTGAGCGGGCAGTTCTCGACTACATAGTATCACTAACCCCGCCAACCAACATACCGCAGGTGTTCGTTGCGAACAGCGTTGCGTTCCCAGTTCCGGTTAGTATTCAGGGAGGGACAGTACTCATCGGAGATCAACCGATAGATGTGGCGATTACAGGACAGCCGATCAATGTAAACGTAACCGGAGGTGATGTCACTGTAACGCAGCCAGTGTGGGTGACAGACATTGACCCAACGGCAGAACAGCCACTAGCACAAATACAAGGCAGAGATGAGCATGAATACAGGTGGGATCCGACGCGCAAAGATAACAATCACGATCAACACTCGGCTACGGGTAACATCGATTTCCTTGTGTCGGTAGACGATGTACCAAAATACCTGACGGATGCGGCACAGAGGAAACTAACAAAATTAGGTTTCCACGGCGTAAACATGATACTTGACCAACACTCCGTGTACCCAAATGAAGCTGAGGGTTGGGAGAGGTACGTTGTACCCGATATGGATGTCGAGGAGAATGTATACGACTCAGGAAGGAAAGGAAGAACCGCCGCAGCCCCAAATGGGATGGGCAGGTATGAGAGATCAGAACCACGAACACCAGGCAAGACAAGCAACGAGAACAATGGCGGAGACCGAACAGCACGCCAAAGTGAGCCAAGCAACGCCGAGCCCGAGAAGGAGATTTATCAGCCGGAGAGAAGGGGTAACTTCCACCATATGCTCAGCCGTTTGCTGGGTAAGCTCAGGACTTACCAGGACTTGGCGGACTGGGTGGAAGCGACGCAGCCCAAGCGAGACCTAGTAAAAATGCTCGTCGAAAGGTACAGTTTTGATGGAAGGGAGGAGGACAAGGTTTTTGTGTATGCGAGGGCATACCAACACCCGAAGGCAGCGGAGTTATATAGTTATACAAGGGTGTTAGGGATAAGAGACAAGCTACATGCGTCACCGGTGTATCAGGCGTGGCACCAAAAAACTTTCGGCACACGGCCAGGTAACTGGCACGACGTGGAGACAAATGAGAAAGTTAGAGTGGAGAAAGTATCCTCATTAGATGAGTGCGTTAATACTGAGAAGGTTCTGGAGTCGGAGGCTTTGGCACATAACAAAGAAATGTATGCGGGCCAAGGTAACGACGAAGGGTTTATT